CCACCAGCGGTAGCTCGCCGAATTGAACCGCAGCAGCGCGAGCGTGGTCTCGGTCAATACCAACGTGCCAAGTAGCACGTCCGAAGCCGAGAAGTTGTCGGTCGAGCCGCGGCACTCATAGCTGCCGGCCTCGGCATACAACACCATGTAATCCGATGACTTGGCCGAGCCGCAATCGACCGTGACCGTGGCCGGCATGGCGGTCGGCTTCCACCAGCTATACGGACGCCAGTCGCGCAAGTTCAGAACATTGAAATCGCCGGTGGCAGTGGTACTGGCCACCGGAGTGCCATCATCCAGCCGGTTGTCATAATAGAACGCCGGGTTTGACACCGTTACCGCTCCACTGTGACGCCATCACCCATCGCTTCGTTCAGGCGCGGGATGAACTTGCTGCGTAACCATTCGTCATCCGGCGGGCTGCCGTACCACTCGATCTGCACGTTGACGTTGCGGGCACGCGCAGCGGCCGGCGACTGGCCGGGAAAGTTCTCGAACGGTTCCGACGGCAATCCGGTGCCGGGGTTGGCGTCGTAAGTCGGCGTCGCCGGCCCGCCGCTTGGCGTGGCGCCGCCGCCGAACTGGGTGGACTTGATCTTTTGCACCTGCGAGGCGCCATAGGCGATGGCCGCCGCCGCCGCTGCTGCGCCCAGCACCGGGCCGACGTAGGGAATACCGGAGAGCGACTGGTATGCCTTCATGGCCGCCTGGCCGGTATTGATGATAGTGTCGGCGATCGCCGCCTTCTTTCCGATCTCGAACTGGCGCTTGCTGGTGCTCTGCATCAGGCTCGAGATGCCGCCGAAGGCCTGCGCGGCGAGCCCGAGCTGCTGTTGCCAGCTCATCTGCGCGGTCTTGCGCCGGGCAAGTTCGCCCTGTGCAAAGATATTGCCAAGCCGCGCCTGGTGCTCGAGCTCGATCTTCTCGCGCATGGCGTCGTAGCCCATCTCGAGCTCGATGCCGCGCATCTCAGCCTCATCGAGAAGCATCAGCTGGTTCTCGTAGCTGAGCTGGATGCGCTCCTCGTCTGAGAGCAATGACTCCTCGAGGCGCGCCGATTTCTCGATCAGCTGGTCGTAGTATTTCTGGAACAGGTCCTTGCCGCCCTGGTCCTCGACCGTCGGCATGATCGACTCGCCGCCGGCGCCGGCACGCCCGCTGGCGCGCTGCGCGATCTCGGCTGCCGCCTGCTCGATCTCGGCCTTGGCATTCTCGATGGTGCGCTTCAGGCCCTCGGAGGGGAGTTCCTCCATGAGGAGTTTTTCGAGGTCGGCGGTCAGTTCCTCGACGCGGTTGCGCGAGACCTCGGCCCAGTCCTGCAGCGCTGCCGACGGTTTGAAGTCGAGGCCCGGCAGCTTGCTCGCGAGCTCGGAGAATTTCTCATCGACCAGCGCCACGCCCTGCACCGCGAGGTCGACGAACTTGGCGACCCCGACGGTGGCGAGCTGCCACATGATATGCAGGCCGTGCACGCCATCGGCCAGCACGCCGACGGCATCGACCGCGTAACCGAGCGCGGTCTGCACCTTGTCACCGAAGTCGCTGGCGCGGGTGCTGTTGCGCGTCAATAGATCGGCGAGCGCCTTGAGGTACGGCGTCAACTGCACGATGATGGTCCGCGCGGCGCCGTCGATGGCCGCCTTGAATTTCGTCCAGGCATCGTTCGCCACTTCCACCTTGGCGGCATCGATGCGCGAGATCGAGAGCCCCAGGCGCTCGGCCTCGTCGGCCGCCTCGCCGAGTGCCGCGGAGCCGCCCTCGAGCAGGTTCAGGAAATCGACGTTGCGCGCCCCGAAGATCTGGTAGGCGATGTTGATGCGGTCGGTGGCGTTGGAGACGCCGTCCAATTTGTCGGCGATCAGCGCGAACTGCTGCTCGGGGGCCAGCGTGCGCAATTCGCGCGCGCTCAAACCCATGGAGGAGAAGGCGATCGCGGCGTCGCCGCCCTTCTGGGCGGCCTCGCCGATCTTGACAGACATCTGCTGCAGACCCTTCTCGAGCTGCTGGTTCTCCACCCCGGCGAGGCTCGCGGCATGCTGCAGGCCGGCCATCGCCTGGGTGGTGACGCCGAGCTTGTCGGAGGTCTTGGCGAGCTTGTCGATGGCATCGGCCGTGGCCTTGCCGAACGCCACCAACCCACCGATGCCGGCCACCTGTCACAGCACGCCCTGGAAGCTCGACATCGCCGAAGTCGCACCGGAGAGCCCGGCGCGCATCGAGCGGAACGCCGCCGCCGTTTTATCGACGGCGGTGAAGACGATTCGGTTTTGAATGTCGGCCATTATCGATGCGTTCCTGCTGGATGCGGTTGTTGGCGCCCTCGATGATTTCCATGGCCTCGACGTAGGCCACCGGCTGCTCCATCAGCCCGCCGGCGAACGGCAGGAAGTGCTGCTTGTAGTGGCCGTAGAGCCGCACCATGGCGCGCGACCACTCGGAGATCATCGGCAGCGGGCAGGTGCGCGATTCCAGCACCCCATCGATCAGCCACACCACGTGTGGCGCCGGCCCGCGCGAGTCCGGCCACTCGCCGGTCTCGTCGCAGTGGTGGTGCCAGCCGCAGCGCCGGCATTGGTACTTGTCGCCGTCCGCCGCGACGTGGACGGCGATGATCAGTTTTTTCTTTCGTCCTCCGAGATGGAGGAGATCTCGAAGATCTGCCCGGCCACCAGGTTGATGGCCTCGACCGACATGCGTTGAATGTTAGCCTCGATGTTGCGGGTAAACATCACGTCATCGCCGTCGCACTGGTAGTGCTCCCAACCGAGCAGGCCAAAGCGCAGCGCCTGCTTGACCTGCGCCACCGAACCGACGCGCTCGGCGATCTCTCCGCACTCGGCCATCTCGATCGGCGTCAGCGGGCGGATGCGAAACCGCACCTTCTGCTCTGCCTCCTGGTCTTCTGGCTCGAACCACGTGGCCGCGAGCTTCGGCGCTGCCGCGAGTTTCATGAGTAGATCAACGAGACCTCATCGTCGCCAGCCGACTCGGCGGCGCCAAAGGTGAGGTCGTAGGTGGCGATGCCATCGCGGTCACCGTGCGCGATCTCGCGGTAGTAGCAGACCGGGAAGGTGGCCTTGAAGCGGTTGTACTGGGTGCCGCCGATCACGCCGGTATCGAGCACCGCTGCGGTGCCGGCCTTCCAGTTGGCCTCGAACGGGTAAGTCGCGACGATAATGTCCTCCGGGTCGAACGAGCCGGTGACATCGCGCCCGGTGATGCGGATGTCGGCGAAGCCGTCGGCGGCATTGAGGCTCGGCGGCATGGCAACAGTGTTGCCGAGGTTGAAGTTGACGGCGTTCACCACCGCCGCATAGGCGCCGATCAAGAGGCTGCCGCCCTTCATGGTGGGCGGAGCAACCGAGTCGAAGGTCGGGGCGCCGAGCGCGGTGTCGGTACGCGCCGCGACGTGGCCGGTCAACGTGAACTTGGCCATGCCACGGGCCCCGGTCTCCATGCTGAACTCGACTGTGCCGCGGCAGCCGGTGAGGATATGGCGGGTGCCGTCGAGGTAGAAATAGATGGTGCAGGATTCATGTCCGGTCGAGACCGGCTTGTAGGTGGCGGTTTCGGAACCGGGCGTGGTGACCAATGTCACCGCCATGGCACAGGCGCGCAGCAGTGGGTCGATCTCCGGCTTGTTGCTCGCCGAGTAGGCGCTGCCCGGGCCCTTCAGCTCGGCCGAGAAGCTCACCTGGCCGAGCGCCCCGCCGTAGACCTGCTGCAGCTTTCCGAGGCTCGGGCGCGTGGCCGGGCGCTCGTTCATGCGCGCCCCGGCGAAGGAAAACGCCAGGTCCTCGACCATAATGGCGTCGGTGCCGACCACCGGGACGGGGTCGGTGCCGTAGACGCTCTCGATCTTGGCGAGGATGAAACTGCGGGACTTAATCATGGTCGGTTTCCTCTGGCTGGCTGGTCTCCGGACCCTGGACCGGCGCCGGGGCGGCGGCCGGTCCGGCGTCGATAATCGTCACGCCGCCGCGCTGGGTCTCGTGCGTCACGCGCGGTTTATCTGGCGCCTTGGCGGGCGCCTCGGTCGGTCTCTTTTTCACGGGTCAGGCTCCGGGGTTGGTGCGGGAGCGGCGGTAGAGGAACTGCCATTGCATGCGCAGCGCCCCGGTCGGCTGGTTGCCGTCGCCGCCGAGCTCTGGTTCGGCGGCATCGCCCTCGCGGGTGTCGATGACGTAGCCGAGGCCCTGGGTGTAGTCGGCCTGCAGGGCCACGGTCACTTCCTCGCGGATGGTGTTCAGCACGGTATCGACCTGGCTCGCGACCGTCTTGACGCGCGCCTCGACCCAAACCGTGAGCAGGCTGTCGTATTTCTCCTGCGAGTAGTCGGCCTGCAACTCGTCCTGGCCGAGATAGATGAGCAACGCCGGATACTGGGCGTCCTGCAACGGGTAGGCGCGCCCGCGGTAGACGCGCGCGCCGGTGGTAGTGAGGCCGGTGAGCGTCGCGACCAGCGTCGTGACGATGGACTCAGCGCGATGCGTCATTGGGTCAAGCGACCATACGCCGCAACAAAATCGGAAAGAATATCGTTAATAATGATTTTATTGGCCATTGCCGTAACGGTTTTATTTCAACCCGCTCGATATAAAGCCCACCGCAACCGGTGCGATCCATCTCGGTCGGCATGCCACTCCAGTAGACTCTCGCGTATCCGAGATCAATTGGATGGCAAGTAGCCACTACGGCTTCTGCAGCACGAGCTTGACCAGCCCGGCGCCATCCGGCTGCACGCCGACCACGGTGTAGACCACGGCTTCGACCTCAAGCGTGTCGCCGTGCGCCGCGCCCTCGACGTCGTCCTCGATGCAGATAAAAGAAGGCTGCGACGACTCGCCGCCCGCGCCGCGCCCGGTCGGGTCCTCGAAATATTCGTTGTCGAAGATGCCCTCGATCGTGGTGCTGCCGTTCCAGGTCGCGGCCACGGCGAAGCCCTGCGAGGTATCGAAGAACTCGCCGAGGTCCTCGGTGAAGGCCATGGCTCAGCGGCTGGCGGCACGCCGACGTGTCGGCTCCGCCATGCGGTTTACGCCCTGGGCACGTACCGGCGAGGCATCATCGACCACCTCGGCATAGCCATTGCTGACCAGCCAGTCGCGCAACGTGCCGTTGGGAGTGATCTCGTCGCCGACACGGTAGGTCTGCCAGGCGATCTTGAAACGGATTGTCTTCAGGGTTCCGGCCATCAGTTTTTCACCAGTGGATTCGGGTGGGCGGTATGGTCATAGCGGCGCTCGATTTCCTCGGCGCTCGGCAGCGGCCCCTCGCGCTCGAAGAAGCTCACGGCCTGTTTGCCTGTGGCATCACGACCGAGCCGCACGTCGAGCGTGTCGTAGCCGTAGGGGCGCGTGCGATCCGGTTCGCAGCCATCCATCAGGCTCGAGCGCTGCGGAATGCTGAGCTGGATGCCGCGCGCGGCGGCAAAGCCGAGCCAGAACTCCACGCACGCCCGGCCCTTCTCGGCGTGATGCGAATGCGCATAGGTGAAATCCATGCCGAACAGCGACAGCTTCTTCACACCCATCGCCACCGCGAACGCCACGGCATGCGCGGCGGTGTTGTTCATGTAGGCGTAACCGGTCTCGCGCACCACGAACTCGAGCGGATAAGCTACCAGCCCGGGATAGTCCGGATGCGGGCGGCTGGTATAGACCGGTCCCGGGTGGGTCCTCAGCCAGGCGAGCAGCGCCGCGATGTTACTGTCCGGCCTGGCGCGCGCGCGAATCTCCTGGATGCGCACGTCGTCCATGTGAAACACGCGATCGCAGGCGAACACGTCGCCGAGCGCGTTGATGCCCCAGACCTCGTCGCAGAAGCGGCTGCGCCCGCCGAGCCGCTTGGTGAACTCAAGGAACGATGAGACCGACGGGCCCAAACCGAGGATCGCGACATGCTCCGGCACCGGCACAAAGTTATTCGTCACCAACGCCACCGGCGCCGGCAGTTGCGGCGCCTCGCAGGCCGCTGCCCGCCGTTCACAAACGGCGATCAGGGTGCGGCCGTTCAGGTCCTTCTCGACCTCCGACTGGCTGCCGGCCTGACCGTACCAGCCGGTCACTTCCCAGCCGCAGGCATTGAGCAACGTCTCGAACTCGCCGCTGCGATAGTGGCGGTGATGGTAGGCGTGCTGCGCCCACGGGAACACGTCCTCGTTCGGGACGCTGACGAGCAGGATCGGCGCCGCCGCGTGCAGCGAGCGCAACAGCTGCGCCGGATCCCACAGATGCTCGATGACCTCGAAACACACGGCCGCGTCGGCCGCACCGAAGAAGTCCGCGAAGTCGTCGAAATCTTCCGCGCGGATCGGATCAAACATCACGCCGGCGTGCGCATAATGCGTTATCGCGTACTCGATAGCCTGCGCGTCGGCATCAAATGCCTGCACGCGGTGTCCGGCCTCGGCCAGCAGGCGGGCGCCGTAACCGATCCCGCAACCTGCATCGATGACGCGCGCCGGACCGCCCGGCACGCGCGCGTGCCACAGCAGTTGCGCCGCCCATTCATAGCGCGCCACGTGGTCACGGCGGATGCCGTCCAGCGTGGGCGCGACCTGTCTTTCACCTTGTTTCATGCCATTCCCCCGATGACCCCCGACAGAAAAACAGCCACGCAGCAGGCCGGCAGGGAACCGGCCGTTCGGGGGCTACCCTAGCTGCGTGGTTTGCGTTACCGGGCGGCCTACGGATTGCTGACTGGCGCGGCCTCGGGATTGAACAGCACGGCACTCGCCGCGATGATGCCGGCGGAGGTGGTGCCCGTGCCATTCATGCTGAGCTGCAGGTAACGCTTGTTGCCCTTGTAGCCCAGGCGCTTGGTGACGAGCTTGCCGCTGCCGGAGGTGCGGTCGGTGGAGGCCGCGAGCCCGGCGAGCGCCTCGGTGCCGATGAGGTCGGTGTCCGCGACGCTGGTGAGCGAGCCGGTGGCATCGCCCTCCTTGAGCACCGCTGTGACCACCGTGCCGGTTGTTGCGACGGCGCCGTATTCCAGCAGGAACTCGACGCCCTCGTAGCCCTTGCGGTCGATGATGCGTCCGGCGTTGGCACCGGTCGGCCCCAAGGCCACCGGCGCCAGCGCCAGCATGGCCTTCATGTTGTTGTGGAGATCGTGTTTGATGTGCATTGTCATGTCCTCGCATGCGACCGCCTGGCCGGCGGCAGCTCCGCCGGCCAGCGCGATCAGAGATGGTTTGGTTACTCGCCCTTCAACGCCGCGACGGGACCCTTGGTGCTGGTATCGCCGAGATCGTGATTGACGATGTGGAAGCGCTCATGCGCGAGGATGCCGACCTGCAGCTTCTCGGCATAGCGCTCGCGCAGCACCTCGACCATGATGCCGCGGCGGTCGCCGAAGCTCGAGGACTGGGAGAAGTCGCCGAACAGCGCCTCGACCGTGGTCACGGCCGTGGTGCCGACCTTCGGCATCAGCTCCGAGGTGTAGGCGTCGTAGCCGCCGTAGCCGTAGCGGGCCCGGGCGTCGAGATCGCCGCCGCTGTTGCCACCGGCGGTGCGCTTCAGCCGACCGAACACGTTCTCGGCGAACGTCTTGGAACAGAGCCAGGACGGGTTCAGCCCCTTGAAGTCCGCGATGCCGGCCATGACAGACGACAGATCGGCGTTGTCATATTCGGCGAAGGTGTCGTGGTTGGTGGCCGCCGTGATGCGCGAGGCATAGGCGGTGGCATTGAACAGCGTCAGCAGGCCCTGCATGCCGCCGTAGCTGCTGGTGCCGTCGCCGTTCAGCCAGCAATCGTCCTCCTTGGTGGCGAAGGCATAGGCCATTTCCATCGCGAGGTCATCGATCACGTCGATGATGGAGTCCTCCTCGAGGTTCTTGCTGATGAGCGAGAGCGCCGCCAGCGTCTTGGCAGCGAGGTTGACGTTGCCCCAGGACTTGTCCGAGGCGGTGACGCCGGAGTTGTCCTCGTTCACGAAGTAGGCGGTGACACCGCCGGTGCGCTTCGGGATCGACTTGGTGTCGCTCGCCATCGGGCGGCGGCGGCAGAGCTGGCGGGCCAGACCGTAGCTCGCGCGCAGGTCGATGATCGACTGCTCCATCTCGGTCGGGACCAGGTAGCCGCCGGCCGAGTCGGTGCCGACCGTCATGACGCGCTGATCGACGGTGATGCCGCGCTCGGCACACCACTTGCGGGCGCGCTCGCTCTGCC